GACCTATTTATTTAATGAAAGCCGAGTTCGACGCTGGCGATGTAAACTTATGGTCTGGCATTGGCAGTTTAACATTTGACGGTGATACATATTTAGGCGCTGGGGATTTATTATCTATCAGCCAAATTAGCGAAAGCGCAGAGCTTACAGCTTCAGGGATAAGCATTGCCTTGGCTGGGGTGAAGCAATCGCTTTTAACTATTGCCAGAGATGAGCCATACCAAGGCAGAGTAATTACTTTGTATCTTGGAGCTTTAAATGATAGCGGGGACATTATATCTAGCCCTGTTGTATTGTTTAGCGGATTCATGGACGTAATGAATATCTCTGATTCTGGGGAAACTTCAAGCATAGTTATAAGCGCAGAAAACAAATTGATCGCTTTTGACCGAGCATCTGTCAGACGTTACACCTCAGAAGATCAAAAGATTGATTACCAAAATGACAAGGGCTTTGAGTTTGTGGCAAAAATACAAGAGAAAGAAATAATCTGGGGCAGACCAACACCGTCGTCGCAAAATGGCTCTGGCTCAAGAGGTGCTGATAACGCTGCTAGAAGTAGATACTAATGATCTCAATTGCTCACGAATGTTTAGCTAACGTCAAAGAAGATATTAAACCATTGCTGGAAAAGCATTGGGAAATGGTTGCTTTAAACCAAGGTATAATAAAACTAAACCCAAATTGGAAAGAATACGCAAGGCTTGATGCCGCTGGCATTTTGCGTATATTTACCGCAAGAAGCGATGGTAATTTAGTTGGATATTGCGTACTTATTGTAAACCAAAGCGTACACTATCAAGACCATAAATTTGCATCGAATGACGTTGTATTTGTTCTCCCAGAATATCGCTCAGGCGCGACAGGCTATAAGCTGATAAAATACGCCGAAGATCACTGCAAAGCTGATGGCGTATCTTTGATGATGATAAACACAAAGGTGCATTTGCCTTTTGACCAGTTAATGATCGGCATGGGGTTCGATTTGATCGAACGCATTTACTCGAAATGTTTTGTAGGTAAGTAAAATGGCAGTTACGGTAATAGCTGGTTTGGCATCTGCTGGTGGCGCATGGGCTGCTGGTGGATTTGTTGCATTAAGTTTAGGCGCTTTTGCTGGTGCATTTGCCATAGGCGCAGGACTTTCAATGCTTTCAAGAGCGTTAGCCCCAAAGCCGTCATTTGGTCAATCTATGGCAGGAACAGGTATAACGGTTAGAGAGCCTGACGCTTCAAGAAAACTTGTTTATGGTAGAGCTAGGGTTGGAGGCGCTGTAGTCTTTCTTGATTCTACTGGAAGTAAAAATGAATACCTGCACATGGTAATTGCTATTGCAGGCCACGAGATAGACGGCTACGAGGAAATCTGGTTTAACGATCAAAAAGTATGGGACAATTTTTTCCAAGATGATTGGGGTTCTTTCGTTCATATAGGGTTTTATGACGGCTCTCAGACAACTGCTGACCCTACCCTTGTATCTTCATCAACTCTTTGGACTTCAGAGCATATTCTAAACGATACGGCTTATCTGTATGTTCGGTTGAAGTATGACGCAGATCAATTCTCGCAAGGGCTTCCAAACATATCGGCAGTTATTCGCGGCAAGAAAATATACAACCCATCAAACGGAAACACTGAGTGGACTCAAAACCCAGCCTTGTGCGTTTATGATTATCTAACAGACAGCAAATACGGTCTTGCAGAACAATCAGGCTCAGTCAATTTAAGCGCATTATTATCAACTGCCAATTTATGTAACCAGCAAGTTGCTTTAACTTCTGGTGGAACTCAGGCCAGATACACACTTGATGGCGTAGTAGATACAGCCAACTCAAGAAAAGATAATCTTGAAGCGATGCTGTCTGCTATGGCAGGCAATCTTGTTTATTCAGGCGGTGAGTATTTTATTCGCGGTGCAGAGTATTCTTCGCCTACTGTTGTTATTGATGAATCGGTACTTTCTGGCGGTATTGAAGTACAGACCAAGCAATCAAGAAGAAGTCTTTACAATGGCGTGAAAGGTGTTTTTCTTAGCGAGGACGATAATTACACATTAGCTGATTATCCTGCTCAAATTAGTTCATCTTATAGCATTGAAGATGGCGACCCGATCTATCTTGATTTGGCGATGCCGTTCACCACCAATAGCGCAAGATCACAAAGAATTGCAAAGATAGTGTTGTTGCGATCTAGGCAGCAAACAACAATAAATTTGCCTTGTAATTTGACTGCCTTAAAGTTTAAAGCAGGCGACAACATCATGGTCACCAACTCAAAAATGGGTTGGAATCAAAAAGTGTTTGAGGTTATAGGTTACGATTTTAATCTAAGCTCAGAAGGCGCTATTGTTGTTAATGTTCAAGCCATAGAAACAACTGCTGAAATATACGACTGGGCATCTTCTGACGAAAAGGATTATTTAACTGGTGGCGAAATTGATCTGTACAACGGGAGGGTTACCCAGCCGCCAACAAACTTAACTGCAATATCAACTACAGTTATTGCCAGTGACGGAACATTGTTGCCATCTATTCGTTTAAATTGGACAGCAAGCGAAGATGCGTTTGTAACGCAATATGAGGTGCAATATCAGCGAGGCTCTGCCCTTATTGACTATGGGAGCATAGCCGACGAATACATCACTTCAGAATCTTATGGGCTTATTACTGAGGCTTCTTCTGTTCTTTTGGATTATGGTTCTATTGATGAGTCAGTAGCCACTGATGAGCCTGATTATAATTCTTCGTTTGTGACTACTACTCAATATATCCTGACAGGGGTTACACCTAGCGCAAACTACAACATTAGAGTTAGGGCAATCAACGAGCTTGGCGTTCGCAGTAATTGGGTAACTCTTTCAGGACTTGCGGAAGGCGACACAGATGCTCCATCAATTCCCGAATCAGTTATTGCTACTGGCAGCTTGCGTGAAATAACACTTAGCTGGATTCCACCTACTGACCCTGATTATAGCCATGTTCAAGTTTGGGAAAATAATGTAAATAATCCTGAAACAGCGACAAAGATAGCGATTGCTGGAGGCGATTATTTCAGCCGTACTGGTCTTGGTTACAACGTCTTAAAATACTACTGGCTGAAGTCAGTTGATTACAGCGGCAATGTATCAGACTTCTCAACCGTTGCATCTGCTACAACATTATTTGTTGATTCTGATTCATTTAGTGAACAAGTAAATAACCTGTTTAGCGAAGCTGGTGCTTATGGTATTGAGCCTGTATCTACGCTTCCTGCTGTCGGAGATTTTGACGGGCAGATTAAATACGACACAACAAACAATAAGCTGTGGCGATGGGACGCTACAAGTTCAGTTTGGACTGATGACATTTTCTCTATTGAAGCAGGAACTGTAGACGCTGTTTCATTTGCTGAGGGAATTGAGCCGATTGCCGTAGTTACTGTATTGCCCAATCCCTCTGGATATACTGGCCCGCAAGTATTATTTTTAACTACTGATAACAAGTTATACCGTTATACAGGAACTTCTTTTGTTACCTCTATTCCTGCCGCTGATGTGTCTGGCGCTTTGGCTGCTGCCAACTTTCCAAGTAACTTGCGTCCGATTGAGATTGTTACAGTATTACCAACGACAGGTAACTTCCAAGGTAGACAGGTATTCTTAACGACAGACAATAAAACTTACCGATATACCGGTACTGCATTTATTGCCACAATTGCCACAGTTGACTTGCAAGGAACAATTACAAACACGCAGATTGCTGCTGGCGCTGTAACTAACGCTAAAATAGCTGTAGATGCCATTCAGGGCGCTGTTATCGCAGCAGGCGCTATAACTGCATCAAAGATATTAGACGGCGCTATAAGCGAATTAAAGCTGGCTGATGACGCTGTAACAAATGCAAAGATTGCGGTAAATGCCATTACCTCTGATGTGATTGCGGCAGGTGCTATTACTTCTGAGAAAATTACGGCAAATGCTGTCACTTCATTGAAACTTGCTGATGATGCGGTAACGAATGCAAAATTGGCTGTTGATGCAGTTAGTGGCGATGTAATAGCAGCAGGGGCCATAACTAGTGAAAAGTTATTGGACGGCGCTGTTAATGATTTAAAGCTCGCCTCTAATGCAGTGACTACCGCAAAGATAGCCTTGAATGCCGTTACTGCTGACGTTATAGCTGCTGGAGCGATTACGGAAACAAAGATTGCCAGCGATGCAGTTACTAACGCAAAGATTGCGATTGACGCTATTCAAGGTGATGTCATAGCTGCTGGCGCTATAACGGCAACGAAAATTGGTGCTAATGCAGTTACTACCGCTAAAATAGCTTTAAACGCTGTAACAGCAGATGTTATTGCAGCGGAAGCTATAACTACTACCAAGATAGCAAGTGATGCTATTACGACAGCTAAAATAGCAGCCAATGCTATAACAGCTTCTGAAATTGCTGCAAATGCAATTACCAGCGATAAGATAATAGCTGACGCAATCACTACGGCTAAGATTTCAGCGGGAGCAGTTACGGCTGATGAAATAGCAGCTAATTCTATTACTACCGTTAAAATAGCAGCAGATGCAATTACCGCTAATGAAATAGCAGCTAATGCCGTTACTGCTGACGCTATTGCAGCAAACACTATTACCGCTGCCGAAATTGCCGCTGGTGCTATAACTGCTGACGAAATAGCAGCGAATGCCATCACATCTGAAAAGATTTCAGCAAATGCAATTACAGCGGGCAAGATAGCAGCCGATGCTGTCACAGCAAGTACCATTGCCGCTGATGCTATTACGGCTGACAAGATTGCAGCAGGTGCTGTAGTTGCCGAGTCACTAGCTGCTGGTTCTGTAACTACCGCTAAAATTGCAGCAGGTGCTATTACAGCAGATGAGATTGCCGCAGCAGCAATTACCACTGAGAAAATAGCGGCTGGTGCTGTTACTGCTGACGAGATAGCTGCAAACTCTATCACTTCAGGGAAAATAGCTGCTGACACCATTACTGCTGCCGAAATTGCCGCTGGAGCAATCACCGCTTTAGAATTAGCTGCTGGCTCAGTAACTACCGAAAAACTTGATGCGGCTGCTATAACATCTGAAAAGATAGCTGCCGGAGCGATCATATCTGAAACTATTGCCGCCGACGCTATTACATCAACTAAAATACAAGCTGGTGCGGTTGTCGCCGAAAGTATTGCCGCTAACGCGATTACTACGGTAAAGATCGCTGCTGGGGCTGTTACTGCTGATGAAATCGCTGCTGCTGCTATAACCGCTGGCAAGATAGATGCTGGCGCTGTAACAGCTACAGAGATAGCAGCGGGCGCTATTACGACTACAAAGCTGGCTGCTGGTGCTGTCACTGCTGACACTATTGCTTCCAATGCGATTACTTCTGTAAAGATCGCCGCTGATGCAATAACGGCAAATAAGATAGCGACAGGCGCTGTTACTGCTGACTCTATATTTGCTGGTTCGATAACTACTGCCGCGATTGCTGCTGATGCTATAACTGCAGACTTAATTGCCGCTGATGCTGTGACGGCAAACAGTATTGCTGCTAACGCGATTACAAGCGTTAAAATTGATACTGACGCTATCACTGCTGGCAAGATACAAGCTGGCGCGGTAGGGGCTGATGCTATTGCAGCTAACGCTATTACTTCCGTTAAGATATTTGCAGAGGCCATCACTACAGACAAAATAGCAGCAAACTCTATTACAGGAGGTTTAATCGCTGCTTCTGGTGTTATTACTAATACCGCTCAGATCAATGACGGCTTAATCACTAATGCTAAGATAGGCAACCTTGCTGTAACTTCAGCAAAGATTGCTAACCTAGCCGTTACTACGGGCAAGATTGCTAATTTGTCTGTTGATACACTACAGATCGCAGGAAACGCAGTAACCTTGCCGACTGGTGCTTTTACTATTGGTAATTTGTTTCCATTTTATCAATATGACAATATATCTATAAATTACGCAACAGCCCAATCAGTAACATTTACTGAAAGCGCCGGAACATCTACAGAAATTTTTTGGTCTTTCTTTGGTGATGTAATGTCAGGAGATAGCGATTCTGGCGACCTTGACTACGCAAGAATTTATGTGCGCTTGCGAAGAAATGGAACTGTAATATTAGATTATGGAAAACTTTGGTATTTAGACACCGGCCCAAATTATAAAACAGGAATGGTTAATGGCAGTTATCAGCACATTGGCTCGTCTGGAATCGCCACTTATACATTAGAAATTGGCAGGCAAGGAAATAATATTCAAGTTAGCAAACGGAACTTAATCACCATGGAGCTTAAAAAATGAAATCATTTATTGTTTATGATTCTGAGGGCTTTATTCTTCGCACAGGTTCGTGCGTTGATAGTGATCTTGAAATGCAAGCCGGAGATAATGAGTTTGTAATGGAAGGCATTGCTGACGATTCAATCCACATGATTATTGATGGTAAAGTATGCAATCAGCCAGAACCTGATCAGCCTACTGATGCTGAATTGATTTTGATAGTTCAAGCAAATGTTAGGGCGAGAAGAAATCAAAGATTATTAAAGTCAGATTGGACACAATTTTCTGATTCGCCTTTGTCAGACAGTAAAAAAGAAGAATGGGCAACATACAGACAAGAGCTAAGGGATATAACAGAAACCTATCCTGACGCAATATCAATAGATGATATAATTTGGCCAACTAAGCCGGAGTAATGAAATGACTACAGCAGTACAAAGACGCAGAGGCACAACTACCGAACACGCATCCTTTACAGGTTTAGAAGGTGAGATTTCAGTAAACACTACAAAAGATACTTTGGTAGTCCATGATGGCTCGACTGCTGGCGGCTTTGAGCTTGCTAGGGCTGATGGCTCTAACTTTGTGGCAACTAGCGTAGATATTAACGGCGGTTCTATCGATGGCACGACTATTGGCGCATCGTCTGCCTCTACTGGCGCGTTTACTACGCTGACTGCCTCTGGCGAAATCACAGCCAACGGCGGCATAGCATTGGGTGACAATGACAAGGCTACGTTTGGTGATAGTGATGATTTACAGGTTTATCATGATGGGTTTAATAGTTATATAACAGATACAGGGACAGGTAATTTATATGTCAGAGCCAGCAATGAACTAGCCTTAACTTCTGCGGCAGGAGAAGCGTTTTTCTTAGGTATTGCAGATGGTTCAAGTTATCTATATCACAATGGCGGCGTTAAGCTAAACACCACAGCCACAGGCATAGACGTTACTGGAAACTTACAGGCAACAGGCTACTTAGCTGTAGACGGCGCATCAGGCAACACTGGAGCAGGTACAGACCGTTGGATTGGTGGTGACGGCACGGCAGGAACTTGGTTCTACAATGTTCCAACAGGCTCCAACCATTACTTTGCTGTAAACAATGCAAACAAGTTAGCAATTAACTCCACAGGCATAGACGTTACTGGCACAGCCACGATGGATGGGCTTGTTGTTTCTTCAGCTACTTCCTCAAACTCTACTTTTATCAATGGTGTTGGTACAGGAATGCGGATCACCTTGGCTGACCAAGGTTGGTCGGCAGGTATTAATCAAAATGCAGGAAGTCTTTATTTAGAGTCAGGTGGTTCAACAAACCGTCTTAAAATAGCCTCCAACGGCGACATCAGCTT